AATCTACAAAACTAGATGATGACATGAATGATGAGCAAAAGTCTTTATAGAAAACATAGGGTGCAGTTTGTTCACCGTTCCAGTTAAATTCATTCCAAGCTTGAAGTGCAATCAATCTTACATAGCCCCATTGAGTTACACCGTTGCTACTGTTATATGGATTCCATGCCGCTCTTAATGATGTAGTTGGACTACCGTTATTTGAAGGACCTGTCCAGTCGTATGTATATGGCTTACTATTCCCTAAACCAGGTATAGACACGCCATAAAAAATATTACCTTGTACTGTTGCAGTACCTAAGTCAAGAGAAGATAATACAGTGAACGATCCTATACTAGAAGTCTCTACTTGCCAATAACCATTATACCCTTGCGGGTCAGTGATACTAGGAGAGGTTACTCCACTAAGTCTTACAAATGATCCTAATGGAAACTGTGATACTGTACCTGTTCCATGCGTGACCGTAAAACGAGTTATAGTACTAGTGATACTGACTGTTGCAATACTGCTAGTCGCAGATCCTATACTAATTAAATTATCATATACTGAATTAGTTACTACACCTCGATTATACGCATCGTGTATTGACCATGTTAATAATCTAAGACATGTATTTTGTACAACAGACCCGAACGTATATGCCCCGTATGTCTTGCTTTGTCCCATATGTGCGGCGGCAACCGGATTAATATTAAGACCTGTATTTTGTAATACAGATCCCAATACGTTTACACCTAATGGACTTTGTTTTCCTGTATCTGCCATAATTATTTACGGACAAAAAACGTCAGCACTACCTTGAACTATGCTATGGCCACATGTATTTCCAGATCCCACTCGTAACACAGGTGTGTTCTCTGCAAATACAGTAGGACTACCCTCAGTAGTCATAGCCGAACGATGAGGTGGATGGGGTCTTCCCCAAGGCGCGTGGGGTGTGATTTGACTAACATGAAGACCTACTGGTATACCGTTGGCAAATACAGTACTAGCACCACGCATTATTGTACCACCTACTTGATTAGCGTCCCCTAAGCGACTTAATTGAGCCATATTATCCTAAAATTAGTTTCTTATCTGGTACTTTAATACCGGTCGTTGCTTCTAAGTACTTCATTCTAACACTATCATCCGTTGTAGCATGGATAGCAACGCTGTTAGTATTTAGCTTAAATTCTTCCTTCGGATCTGCGGTAAAGACGCTAGGAATCATTTGCATACCTTGTTGTGTAGGTGCAATTGAAACCGGTTCTTCTAAGACGATCCAATCACCACCTGAATGTTTTACTTTAGCGATTAGTTCTTCACCTGAATTTAGTTTGAATGTATATACTTGACCTGATTGTAGTGCTAGTTGCATTAATTACTTTCTGTTAATTTTGTTTTGAGTTCGGTGAACCCACCGATAAGTTCCCCGTTCATAATGATTTGGGGAACTGTTCTTGCTGTTGGGATTGCTTCAATCAATTCTTCTTTTGTCCATCCGTCTCCAATTTTACGTTCTTCAAATTGAATACCTTTTTGATTTAACAATGCCTTTGCTTGATCGCAATACGGACAGTGATACTTACTCCATACGATAGTTGTCATAATATTTCCTTTTATTTAGTAGTTACTTGGATGTTACTCACACTCCAATATGAGCTAGTGTTGTTACACAACGCTCCCCAACCGCAACTTCCATTCCACCACGGCGCAGAACTAGGACCTTTTGGGCTGTAGCTTTGCCAAAACGTGATGACAGGCCAGTAACCGTTCTTCATTGAAGCTGTTAAGTCTGTCATGTCTAATGTTTTACTTCCTTCAGCACCAGTAGTGCTAGGTGACTTTGTAGTGTTTACTGTAGATGAATCATATACTACAACACTCGTAGTTCCTTGTTGATATGTCACGACCATTTTAGGCGTGTCATATGTAAAGTTTGCTACTACTTCAAACGGCTTACTCATATCAATACTAGTAATAGCATGTAATCCGTTAATAGGATCATTCTTCATGTTTGCGCTAGTGAAACAACTGTTACCAAGTGCGGTGTTAGCATAAGAATATTCATAACGTTGTGGTGCTGAACTACCACCATCACCTAAGTGCATAGTAGTCTGAAATAGTTTGTTACCATTTGTTTCCATGAAATCAATTTCTCTACAATTCCATTGATTTCCATTACCACCGGAGTCACAATAATTGCTACCAATCGGTTGTGTTGTTGGTTGCACAGGGTTTGATACCATGTAAATTGATGCGTTGACGTAGTTGTTTCCTAACTTACTTAGATCCACTGTAGCTCTAAATTCAGTAATGTTAGTATAGCTTTGAGTAGATACTAATCTGCCTGCTTGACATTGAGTACCTGATCCAAATGTTATAGAGTTACCGCTAATAGTAGGCGCACCTTTGTCTGTGCAATTTGCACTGTAATCTAATACAAATGAGGGTGCAGATGAGACTGCTTTTGGGGCTTCAGTTGTTTTCGTACAAGCTGATAATAACATTAAACTCAGTATAACTAATAATTTTTTCATATTTTTCCTTTTTAAATATTTGGTAGTGAATCATAGTCTAGTGCATCTGACATTACACCGATAACGTAGTTAGTTGATTCATTTTCTTGTAGTGCTGTTTGTTTCTTGCTAGTATCAGTGTGTTTGTTGAACCAAGGGATAGGAGTTGTCTTGGGTGCATTACTGTTATAACGAATACCAATTTCTTTTAACGCTCCTACCGCAGTGTAATCTACAAAGTCTTTTAACACTGTTGCGTTTAATCCAATAACAGGACCTAGCTTAAACAAATAATCAGCCCATTCTTTTTCTTCACGGATAACATCCATGTACAGTTGATAGACTTCACCTTCACACTCTTGTTTAGCCGCCGCAAAACGAGGGTCCTCTTTAATAACTTGATTGATAAGGTAAGCTGTCCAACCTTTATGTAGCAACTCATCTTGTAGAATCAAACTAATGATATTGCCGTTTCCAATAAAGATTTTGTTCTCAACCATTGCTAATGAAGTGGCAAACGATACCATAAATCTAAATGCTTCTAATGCATAGCTTGCATGTAGTGCCATCCATATTGCTTTGATATGTTCCTTCTCTGTGACAGGTTCACCTAGTTCTTTGCGACAATTAACTTTGTGCAACGCATCATAATAGTTGCCTACACTACTTGCCATGTCTACAATTTCTTTAGTGTCATGAATAGTATTGAACACATCTTTAGGCACGTTATAGATATTACGAATAATGTGACTGTAACTACGACTATGAATGTTTGTCTCAAAGAACGTCCAGTTGTAAATCAATGCTTCTAGTTCGGGCAACGATACTACAGGAGTAAACACTTGACTAGGTGCACGACCTTGCAAGCTATCTAATGCTGTTTGTCTTAATAGATTGCTAGTAAAAATGTGTTTTACTGCATCACTAGACTCTTTAAAATCATTGGCATCTTTAGTTAGACTAACTTCTTCTGGCACCCAGAAGAAACCACGTGCTGTTGTTTCAAAATCTGCAATCTTTTTATATTTTACTTCTTCAAATCTTTGAATGGTTACGGGACCTTCCGGATCCAAAAACATTTTTCTATTCAAATAATCTGTTTTTGTGTTTAAGTTGTATTGTTGTTTACTCATAATTTACACGCTTCGCAATCTTCTTCGTCAAAGTCAACAGCTTCTAGCATTGCTGGCGCGACTTCAGCCTGTTGTTTGCTACCTTGCTTGTTAATCAAGCTGTAGTAGAATGTTTTTAATCCCCACATATGTGCCTGCATTAAGTTCTTAGCAATCAATGTTGTTGGAACTTTACGCTCAGGGAAGTGAGCAGGATTATAGAATGTGTTAGTACTGATACTTTGGTCAACATAGGCTGCAATCACTGCCGCTGTCTTTAAGTAACCATCACAATCTTTTTGTTCCCACATCATTTGATATTTGTTTTTCAGTCTGTGATATTCAGGAACAACTTGCACAAATGAACCAGCTTTGCTTTCTTTTACAGAGATTAAACTCATTGGCATTTCAATACCATTGGTACTATTGATTACAACACTGGATGATTCTACAGGAGCGACAGCCATTTGCGTAGCGTTACGGACACCATGTTCTTTCATATTAGCACGTAATGTTTCCCAATCTAGTTCTGGTGTAAAATTTGTCAACTCATTGACACCGTTAGCACGTAGTTCCCAAGGGAATATTCCTTGCCCATAACGTGTTCTGTCACTGCCTTCGCACTTGCCACGTTCTTTTGCTAATTCAACTGTAGCCTCTGTTAGATAGAATGATAAATGTTCCATCCATGTCTTAACTTCTTGCAGTGCGTCTTTGTCGCCATACTTAAGACTACGCTTGGCATGCCAATACGCTAAGTTAGTTACGCCGATACCTAATGGACGAATCTCGTCATTGGATAGTTTAGATTGAATGCTTAAAAAGTCTTGGTAATCAAGGATGTTGTTAAGACTGCGGTGAAGTATACGGCAAGCCCTACGCATATCTTCTGGGTTTCGGAAAGCTCCCCAGTTAATACTACCCAACGTGCATAGAGCAATGCGACCATCAGGATCATCAAGACGTTTAAAAGACTTAGTAGGTAATAGGATTTCACAGCAAAGGTTACTCTGGTAAATTGTATGATACTCGGGATCAAATGGTCCCTGTTTCATCACGTTGTCAATGAACACTAGATAGATGCGGCCAGTGTCTGTACGTTCTTTTAAGATGCCGCCCTTAAACACATCTTCTGCATTCATTACTTTCTTGCGTAGATCCTTGCGTTTTTCATACTTAACATATAGTTCCTCAAACAACGTTGTGTTAGAGTAGAATGCTTCATACAAGTCAGGGACTTCGTTAGGATCAAAGAATGTTATGTTTTCTTTGTTTTTAAATCGTCTCCAGAAGAAAGCACTAAGCACAACCCCATAATCCATATGACGGACTCGGGTTTCTTCTGTTCCTTGGTTGTTCTTAAGGACAATAAGATCATCAAACTGATGATGCCAAATAGGATAAAAAACAGTAGCACTTGCATTACGAATACCTCCTTGACTGCAACTACGTAAATCGCCAAACCATTTCTTTAAGAATGGTATCATGCCGGTGTGCATAATCTCACCACCACGAATAGGACTACCTAATGGTCGTAGTCTACCAATCTCTAAGCCAATGCCAGCACGTTTACTAGCATATTTAGCCATCATTTCACCTGAAGCAAATATACTGTCCAAATCATCGTCACTGCGAATTAGTACACAAGAGCTAAATTGCTTAGTAGGAGTACCCAGGCCGGCAAGTACGGGTGTTGCCAAAGTAAAGAGTCCGTCGCTGGCCGCAGTATAATATTCTTTGATGTATCGCATACGTGCTGCCAAAGGCTCTTCTTTGTGGAAGATGGTTGCGGCTGCGACCATGTATCTAACTTGTGGTGTTTCATAAATTTCCTTTGTGGATCGGTTGCGAACAAGATACTTCTCAATCAGTTGCTCAATGGCGGCATAACTATATTGTTCGTCTTTAGAATGGTCAATGAACGAGTCCATTTTGTTCCATTCTTCTTCTGTATACCAGTCTAGTAATTCGCTAGTGTACAACCCAGTTTTTACGTTTTTCTTTATAATAGAATAGAGGCTAGAAGGTGAGTACTGTCCGTATATATCTTTGCGTAACATACTTAACCGTTGTTTTCCGGCTACATATTGATAATTAGTGTGACCTACTTCGGGATTTGACTCAACATCAATCAAATCTACTATAGCACGTAATGTAATTTCATCAATTTGACGGGTAGAAATACCATCATAAAAATGTAACTGACTCTTAATCTCTACCATTGATGGACTAACATCTGCAATGCCCTTACATATTTTTGCTACTTGGGCTTGCCACTTTTCAATCATCAAGGGCTCTTTAGAGCCATTTCTTTTTATAACGTCAATTTTCATATTTTTTTCTTTAATTCTTGTAGGTCTAATGTATCGGTGAACTTAAATTCTTGTAGATTGATATTTACTACCATATCGGGCCAGTAATTCATCACATATTTTGCGCTGTCAACTAAGACTAAGGCAACATCTTCACTATTATCGTCGGTTCCTAAACAAAAGTCAATGTTGTCTACGCCCAATAATAATAGGGTATATATCATTCCCAATCCACGTGCAAGTTGGCAATACTCGTTATCATTTAACAAGTCCCAGGGACCAGGCCAAACATGGAGATCAATTGGGTGCAAATAGTGGGTGACCAATGGTGCTCGTTGCCACCATTTATCTACTTCTATACATTTAGTTTGAGTGTCTGCTTCAACTAGTGAAGTTCTTAAGTCGTACCAGCTTTTGAGCCTGGTATCATAATTTAATTGGAATACATTCATCACACTCGTACTTATCATTATCAAAGTACGAGTGTGAAATTGTATTAGAATCGTCCGACAGCTACTTCAATAACGCCTGAAGCTTCATTGAAGTTTTCTAGTGATTTACCAATGATAGTACCTGCACGTGCTTCATTGTTAGCGATAGCATGACCGTTAGCGGCTGCTACTAACAAGTCGCCCTTGAATACAGGACCAATAACTTTACATGGTACACGACCTTGTAGAGCAATATCAGCAATGAACTCAGCTTCTAATCCACTGTTCATCGTGTACGCCGCATCAGTTGTTATAACACCTGCAACACGGGTAGTATTCATTTCAGTAGAGATAGTTACTTCGTGTTCACCACCAAATACTAGAACAGTTCCAGGACCATAATTTGCATCAGCTACATACTTTTCTGACAAGTCAGCGTATGAAGCATTCCATCTACTACCTGCACTTAATGTCCAGTTACCAGTTACAGTACCTGCTGTAGTGTTTGCACCTGTAGTTAATAACGGGGTAGTTACTGATGTAGTGGCGCTTACTGTAGTGGCGCTTACACCTGCAGCCGTAATACTTGCATATGATGCTGCACCTTGTGCATAGAATCTAAAGTCGGAACCAGCACGTAGTTGAATTGATGACGCATATAATCCGGGTTGATGGAATCCTACTGTAGGGAATACTGTGTTTGTTGCACCATTTCCTATTACTTCAACGCCGGCCGAGTTATAATCATTTCCTGAGCCAGTTGCGTGAACTCCACCAGTACCAACAGTTAAACTCGACAACGTACCTGTACTTGTAATATTTGGTTGCGCCGCAGATGTTACAGTACCTGCTGTAGTTGCACTTGTTGCACTTCCGCTTACTGTGATAGTATATGTACCGCTTAGTCGTGCAGCCGGTAATGTACCAGAGCTAACATTACTTGCGTTTAATGTAGTTAAGTTAGCACCACTACCAGCAAACACACCTGTGTTTGCTGTAATATTTGTGGCTGTGATAGTACCACTTACACCCAAACTTGACAGTGTACCAGTACTTGTGATGTTTGGTTGCGCCGCAGTTGTTACTGTGCCCGCAGTACCTGCAGTAGCCGCACTACCTGATACACTACCTGTAATTGTATTAGTCACTGTCAATGAAGCTAATGTACCTACACCAGTAATGTTGGGTTGTGAGGCAGCAGTTACAGTTCCCGCAACACCTGCGGTCGCTACGTTCAAGTTAGCAACTTGAGTAGTTGATGTGACTACAAACGGAGCAGTACCTGCAGCCAGTGTACTTGTTATTTGACCTGTAGCACTTATTGTTGTGAATGCACCTGTGTTTGCAGTAGTAGCACCAACAGTACCGTTATGGGCACCAGTGAATGTTGTTGCAGTTATCGTTCCGTTGCCAAATATTGAATTTGCTGTTGCATTTCCTACTGTTAAACCA